CCTCGGATGACAAGGGCTGATACTTGGAAAAAAAGACCATGTGTGGTTAAATATTGGTCTTATAAAGATGAATTAAGGAGACTTATTGAAGAAAATAATATTGAAATTGATAAAGAAATTTATCTTGAGTTTCACATACCAATGCCAAAATCTTGGAGTAAGAAAAAGAAATTATTATTAAATAACCAGCCACACGAACAAAGGCCAGATATAGATAATATTATGAAAGGAGTAATGGATTCTTTGTTTCAGGAGGATTCTCATATTCACACAATATACGCTAAAAAAATTTGGAGCAATGAACCAGGTATATTGTTTATAACAAAGAATTATTTGTCCGAACATTTGAGTTAATATAAAACTTATCTCTTTGTTTATATACAATATTCTTTGCTTGCTTCTCTGATATATCATACTTAACAGAAAGGTCAATAAAAGTGTTTCCAACATGACCCCTGTTTAATATAATAAATTTATCAAAATCATGAATCATCATGTAGTTTCTTAAAGTCTTTGGGGGTATTAATCCTTCTGATGATAATTGATATATAACATCACCCAAAACAAACCCATCTCCAAATCTTTTTGATAGCTTATTAAATAAAATATCTCTAAACTCAAATACAACTTCTTTTTTATTCGCCATATTCTTTTTTTACTTGATTTGTAAAAACAGTAACAACAGTACGAACACAAGTTCCACATGTCTGTGAAGAAGCACGATAATTACCACCCATATAAAGGTTATACATTTCAAAAAGCTTATTTAAAGCATCTTGTTTATTTTGTGATTTATTTTTAAAATCTAATAAAGATTGCTTTATGATTTCTTTATTATGATTAGGTATTAATTGCCAACCTCTTTCCATAAATACTTTTGCTATTCCCATAATCCCTTAGGGCATTTGATATAAAACTCATCTATTCTATTCTTTACATTAAGAAAGCAGCCACACTCACCGCACTTTTCTAAAGACTTAATATTAAAGGGTTTTTTATAGGATTCACAAGTGTTAGCTCTACATATAGACATTCTTTCTTGAAATTTCTTTTCTGACGCTTTTTTAACCCCTTTACCTATAAAGTAGCTCCAAAATATTCTTATTACATCTTTCATAAAACAAATATATGTAAAATATTTAGAATATGGAAGCGGTTAATTCAGAAACACTAACATTTTCTTGTGTACTTGTTATATCTGACTCTGATACTGTTACTGTTTTATTGTTTATTCCATTAACAATATTTCTTGCTAAATCTTCCATTCCCATATTAGAGGATGATGTTGCTGTTGATTGTAAAGCTCCAGCTATACCACCTTCAGCAAATCTTTTTCCACCACCAGCTGCGTTCATAGCTGATAACTGAGGTTTAAACATGGCTGTTGACCTTTTATTTATAACAGCCTCACCACCTTCCAGCTCCACAACTCTACCCCCAGCATTAAACTTAACACCACCTTGTGCATGACTTGGCCCATAAACCATACCTCCATCAGCAAATTTATCATCTGGTATTATACCACCTTTAGCACCAACAAACTTCTGTGCTGCAATAGCTGCTATTTGAGCTCCTGTAAGGGCTGCCATAACAGGTACGGCAGCAACAGCACCAACACCAGTTTGAGCAGCTACTTTTGTAATAGCTAAAGCACCATTTATGGTTGCCATAATTATATCATTAGCCTTTTCCATTTGCCACTCTTTCTTAGCAATCTTTCTAAGTTCGGCTTGTTTTTTCCTTTCTAACAAATCCTGCCTCATTGCATAAACCTCTCTAATATCTTCTTGTGCGGCAGCATTACCTTCAAACATTTCAAGCTCGGCCTCCATTTCAGCGTTCATATCTTCTTTCTCAGCATCCCTCTCTTCTGTAATCTCCTGTCTTTGAAGTTCAAATCTATTGGTCATATATGTAGAAAGAGCATCAAAAGCCATTGAGTAATATTCTTTTATTTTCTCTAAAGCTTGTTCTTGTGCAGCAACCTCTTCATCAAGACCTTCTTTAACAATCTTAACTCCATCATTAGCGGCCTTAGACTTTATTCTTAATACATTAGCAGCGTGCTGTTCTTCCGTTATCTTACCCTGTTCTAATAAATCATCCTGCTCTTTAATATCAGCTTTTTCTACTCTTTTTATTTCATTTAAAGAAGCCTGAACAGCGGCCACTCTAAGCTCTCTCATTGCTTTATAATTTTTAAATAAAGCAAATTCTGATTGAGTTTGTTTAACTAACTCCATAGCATTTGCTGCATCTAAATCTAAAATTCTATTTTGCTGTGCCTGATTAAATTGAGAATTAGCTTCATTTTGATTTTGAATCTCATTTTCTGCATATTGATTATCATAAGTTTCTTGAGATTTTAATTTAGCATCATTAACACTATTTAAGTTGTTTAAATCATCCCAATATAATTCTTGTAATAAATTATTAAGCTTTTTACCAAAAGTTGTTCTTTCTTCCTCAGTCATTGCTGATATTTCTTCTTCTGTTTTTTGGTACTGCTGAAACTCTTCGTCATTCATGTTTTTTAATATATCAAGCTTATTCCTGCTTAATTTTAAAGTATCTACAATACGAGCTGCATCACCCTCTTCTATTAAACTTTGAATATCCTCCAGGTTAGCTTTTATTTCATCCCTTTGAGTGTTTAAATCAACTTGTAATTGAGTAAAATCTGCCGTTAATGAAATCTGTTCTCTTGTGGCAACATCATTAATACCATCAACTAAGGCATCAAATAGTTCATCTACAGCATCTTTTGTTTTCCTTAATTTAATACCAGCAACCTCTTCCATTTCAGTAAATTCAGTAGTAGTATCATTTATAACACCCCCTAATTTACTAACAAAAGAATTTAATAGACTTAAATCAACACCTAACTTTTGAACACTCCTTGAGTTTAATGATGATACAAGATTAAATCCAGCCGACTCTTCTTTAAGGTTTTTCATTTTTGCCTCTAAATCAACTAATATTTCTCCAGTTGCACCTTCCATGGCTACTAATAAATCAGCATACTCTTGTGTCCAAGTCATTTCTTGAAGCAACTTTTCGTTTTTTTCTATAAAAGCATTAGCTTCTTCACCCTGTAGGTTTCTGAAAGCTTTAAGTTCTTCATCATAATATTCTTGTTGCTGTTTTCTGTATGAATCTTCTCCCCTTAGTCTTTTGTTTTGAAATAATAGACTCGCTTCAATTTGTCTTTGAATACTGGCTTCAAGGGCATCTATTTCTTTTTCAGCTGCTTTAACTGGATTTAATCTTGCATTTATCTTCTTATTATGAACATCAATCTTTCGGTTATATTCTGCTATTGCGTCACTATTACGGCCATAAGCTCCTTCTTCTTTATCTAATTCTATTAAATAGTCTCTTTCTATCTCCATGCGTTCATTAGCCGACTCCAGAGCCTTTTGATTTTCAGCAAGCCAATCTTTATTTACAGCTATTGAGTCTTTCAATCCAGCTATTTCTTCTTTTCTACCTTCTTGACTTTTCAATATGCTCCTTATTTCTATAAGCTCCTGGTCATTTGCTATTTCTATATCAACCAACTCAGCCAACTCACCCATTTCATCTTTAAGCTCCCTCATTGCAGCAGCCCTTTTACTTGTTCCTTGTTCTATTTCTAACACAGCATCTAACTCCTCTCTTATAGCTTCATTTAATCTCCTTTGTTTTAACTCAGCTTCTCCAGTTTCTTTTTGAAAAAGAACAAGGGCTGATATAGCTGTTGATAATAAAACAACAAAAGCACCGATAGGATTTCTTGCTAATGAGGCTGTAAATGAATTTGTTGCAGCTGTAGCACTTGTTGTTGCTGTTCTATAAGTAAGTAAAGCTGTTGCAGCAGATTTTATACCTCTCGCAAAACTTATTACACCAGCAACAGCCATTCTTGATAAGAAAAATGTTAATACAACAGCAGCTGCTTTTAAACCATTTTTTATTAAAGAAAGAGCCCAGTCACTCTCAGTAATAGCTTTAATAAAGTTTGTGAAACTATAAATAATATTTCTTAAACTTAAATCAAACTCTTCTCCTAAAGCTATAGCCAAACCCTCTGAAGCAGATTTTAATAAAGTCATATCACCTTGAAGTGTATCTAATCTTATTGCTGCCATTTTAGATGTAGCACCTTCAGCATCATTTAAAACATCAATACTTTCTTCTAATCCATCTATATTCTGCATTAAAGCTAAAAATGCAGGAGCTGCCCTTTTATCTAATAACTCAACCGCTTCTGTAGCACCAAAACCTTGCTCTTTCAACTTAAGCATTGCTTCACCAAGCTCATCAATACCCTGAATTGGGCCGCCAATTTTTTTAGCAAGCTTTGAGTTTGAGTCAGATAATTTTAATAGTATATTTTTAAGAGAGTTTCCAGCAATAGAACCCCTTATACCATTGTCTGCCAAGTTTGCTAAAATAGCTGTTGTTTCTTGTAGTGTAAACCCTGTTGCCTTTGCTACTGGAGCTACAAACTTCATTGATTCTGTAAAAGCGTCAAGATTTAGGGCGGAGCTTGTAAATGCGGCAGCCATGGTATCTGTAACCTCTTTTGTTAACATAGCATCCATACCATAAGCTCTTAATGTAGAACCTGCTATTTGAGCAGAATTAGCCAAGCTTTCACCAGTAGCAGCAGCTAAATCAAGAGTTGCTTTTGTTGCAGAAATTATCTCATCTGTTGTAAAACCTAAACGAGCAAACTCTTCTTGAAGTTGAGCAACTTGTGTTGCAGTAAATACTGTTGTTCTACCATATTTCATAGCAGACTCCTCTAACTCTTTAAACTGAGCAGCTGTAGCACCTGATATAGCTTTAACGGCAGCCATTTGTGCTTCAAAATCTCTAAATGTTGTTACAATACTTTTTAAACCACCAACAATAGCTCTAAAGGCAAATGCGGCAGCAATAGCAACAGCAGCAGACTTAAATGTGTTAATAAGATTTAATCCAGATTTATTTAATTGGTTTGTAGCTTTTTCAGTTTTACGCATCTCATTAGTGGCATTTTTTAATTGACCACTAATACCTTTTAGTTTAGCTTGGGCGGCAGCATATTCTTCTGTTTCCTTCTTTAAGCCCTTTAGCTCTAATTTAGCTTTAGTAAATTCCTGTGTTAATTTAATAACATCCTGTAGTTGTGCTTCAAATTTATATACTGTTGTTATCATATTATCTATAATTATCTGTTCGTTTTTCTAAATACACTTTTCTTTTATTGCCATCTGAGTCTGTATAATACACGTCTCCACATATTGTAACATCACCTACTTTAAACTCTGCTACAACTTCTCCTCCATAAACACAAAAATCACCTTTTTCATTAACACTTATAGAGTTTCTCCTAACATATTTCTTTAATTTCTTATCATAATAACCACCACCAACTTGAAATATATCACTACCCTTAACCTCATTAAGTTTACCTAAAACAATTTGCTCATTATAGGCAACTAAACTTTTCCCTAAAGCAATACCTTTTGATTTTGTAACATTACTATCTATTGGTAGATTTGAATTATAACCCACACTAAAACCATTACTATCTAAAACCTCCATTGTTCCTTGTTTTGGCTCAGATTTTTCTATACCAGTACTTTTATAAATACCCAATGTTACACTATTAGTTACATTAAGTTTAGGAGTAGCGTTAACTGGTTGGTTTGGTATTATTTGACCTTGAGAGTTAAGTGTAAGTCCTGTTCCTGGGATTTCTTTATCTTTATTAATATTAGGATTAAGAGTAATTTGATTTCCGTCTGAGTCATTCCAATTAGGGCCAGGAGTTGCTGTAGCACCAGGCTCATTAATATTACCATATCCAGGTGCATAAATACTATTTGGTGTACCTGATACAGGTAGTTCAAACTTCCATTCTACTAATTCAACTTTTGTTAAAGAGTCTGCTGCTGGCTTATAGTCAATTATTTTACTAACAGTCCAGTATGTTGGATTACCACCATCTAAGTCAATCTTTATAATATCCCTAAAATCAAATTGAGCTATATCACCTGGATTAAGATTCATATAACAAGTCCTCAATTTAGCTCCACCATTAATTTTTTCATAATATCTATTCCAAAATGTATCAAAAAGCCCTCTTTGAAAACAAGTTCCATCAGAACCCCCTTTATTATACCAAATAAGATTATCAGTAGCACCAGGGCCATTTGCATCATTATATTCACAAGAATGATTATAGTTATATGTGTATGCGTATGGGTATGTATTGTGTTCTATATCTTCACCATCTTCATTTTTTAACTTCCATGTACCACATTGATTACTTAATCCCCAGTAATTTAAAATTCTTATATTAAAAGAATAACTCCTATCAGGTCTGGTTATATTTGACAACCAATCAAAAGAAATAGTATTGCTCCACATAACAGGCATGATTGGAGCTTGCTGAGTTGTGCTTATGCAAAATGTTTCATCCCCAGGATTACTAAACATCTCGTATGTTGGTGAAAATACAGTTCCACTTAAGTCTGTTAATGATTTTCTGTATTTCTCTTCATTAGTAAAATCAATAGACCAAAGCTGTGCCTCTTCTCCGTACACATTTGTTTCATTTGTAGCCCATTCATTATATCTCTCAACAAGTTTATCAGCATTATCAACCTTATATCTAAACCTTGTAACCTTAGCAAGTTCATCTATTAAAAACTTATCCGTCCATCTTGAGTTGTCTAATTTTTTCGTCCAATCAACAACCTTCCCACTTCCGTAAAAGTCATCATAAGGTTCTACCATTACCTTTCTTGAAGAATCATCTGCTGTCCAGTATAGATTAAACATTTGTGTTAATCCTTTTAAGAAGTCTTTTTGTTTAACACTACAACCAAGAACATCACCTGTGTTTATAACATATCCTCCTGGGTCAAAATTTTGTCCTGGAGTTGGATATACAAAGAATTTTTGTTTTCTAATATTACCCCATAATCCATAAGCGTTAGAGCCATTACGACCATAATAACCTATCTGAACCTTATCACCTTGATTAAGCTGAACACCCTCTATCATCATGCTGTCTGGCATATAATCACCATCACTATCATCTTCAAACCAGCGAACATTACAATCACCCTCACCACCATTATAAGTTGGGTCATCCACATTATAATATGTACTGCTTGACTCCTCATTTATTGAACCATAATTGTTTTGCTTCATTCCTTGACCATTAACATGCCACCAGCAAGCCCATCTACCAGATTGATTACCCCCTTGGGATTGACGAACTTCTGCCTCATAGTAAAAATTGTATAAACCAGTAAATGGAGCTGTATATCCATTATTACAAGAGCTTGTGGTGTAATTAGCACTCATATATGAAGTACCTTGAGATGTTATTAGTATAGGATAATATTTTCTTCCTGTATAAACAATACTATATCCTGTGGCTGGAACTTGAGGGAGGCTAACACTACCACTTCTTTCCCCTTTACCAGAGTAATCTCCATCTTCACCAAAAAGGTCTCCTAAGTCCGCATAATTATTACCAGAAGTATATGGTACTATCATCTTTTTAAACCTACTTGAGTTAAAAAAATTACTTTCTATAGTATAGTCAATGTCATTAAATATTTTATCTACAATAGCTTTAACAAAAATTGCTGGATGAAAGTCAGAAATAAGTTTTGGTTCATTAGCACAAGTAGAGCTTAACCCTTCACCAGGACTCCACTTGCCATAATTTATTGCTGGATAAACATAATGTTGTTCATCAACTGTTTTAGTCCAACTGGAAACGACAGTATTATAATTTTTAATATGAGTAGGAAAAGCTAAATCACAAAGTTTTTTATCCCCAACTAATTCTGGCCAAAGACCTGTATCTTGAAGTATATGGCAAGAGTAATAATTACCCTTTCCTTTATGACTTTTTTCTATTCTGGCAAGACCTTTAAAAACAACAACACCATTAGTTTTTATTCTTGCATCTCTCCAAGATATTGCATTTTCATTATGAACTGAATTATCCCCACCTATAACCTTTAAAATTTTATTATTATGTGGGGTTGCTGGTATTTCAAATGTCTTTGAATAACCTGCTGTTTTTTTACCTGGGTCTGTTAAGTCACCACTTTGATAATTTAATGCAATAGGAACTTGGTCTCTATTATAAATGTCTAAATAATTAAATTCATATTTAGGTACTGAAGATGTTAATTCTGTGTAAATTGGTATTTCTTGTTCGGCCATTATTGAACCACTTTCAGTAATTTCAAGCTTAGAGATAACTAAATCAGAATTACCAGAAAAAGTAGAACCTGTTTGAACGACATTAAGAAATTTATATTGATTTGTTGCAAAAGATTTAAGACCATAGCTACTTCCTCCTGTTTGTATTCTTGCACGACCTGTTGGACAACCATCATCACCACCACCTAAGCCAGAAAGGGCATCTTCTGTGTAAACTGTATCTATATACCAAGGAACACATATATCATATTGTCCAGCTTGTGTTATTTCTTGCCAAACCCATTGAATATTACTATTTGTATTAATCTCTAAAGCCTCTAATCCAAATGTCCAATCTTCTGCCACTTGTTGACTTTGAGAGTTTACATCTGTGTACGTTAAAATCTGTAAACGACAGTTTGTTATTGCATCAACAGTTATACTTATCTTATAACCTTGTGTAGCATATTGTTCTCCACAATTATTAAATAAAGCACCAGCACTTCTAATTCCTAATATTCCTTTATTTTGAAATCCCCCCATTTGAGAACCATAATAAACTCCTTCATCAGTCTCTTTAAAAGAACAATGTATAGACTTATCATTACTATCATCATCTCCTCCACCATCAGAATTATATCTTATAGCATTATTTTCATAATTCCAATATCCACCATGTATATATGGAGAAAGAGTCCATTCAAAATTATCCAAGAAAGCTGCTGTTTTTATAGAATCTATATCCCAATCATTCAACTCACTACCACCCCAATTATCTTTTATAAATTGACCAAAATCTTTTTTCCCACATGATAAGACTAATAACTTTTGATTCCAACTACTACCATTCCAACTACCCCTTGTTCCTTCAAAAGCCTCAAAAACTAAACTTCTTGAAAAACCACTACTTGCTTTTGGCTTGCCATACAACATTCTACCCTGCTCTGTTAATTGCCTATTTTCACTAACTCTGTTTTCAGTACATTGCTCTCCACATTCTTCAGTTGACCATTCAGCTCCATTAAACTCCTCTAAAGTCTCTCCAGGCTTAGGTTTAAATTCAAACCACATTATTGGAGTAGAACTTGAACTTGACATTAAGTTGTCTAAAGCATTTTGAGAGTTTGCATTAAAACTGTAATTAACACTATCAATATTTAATGATAAATAATTCCAATCAGGACTTCCCCCTCCAAACCATTGTTCTAAACCAATCCAACCAACATCTTCAACACCCATATCTTTCCAACTATTAAATTGAGAAAAATTTGAATTATAATTTAAAACATTCTGATTTGAACAATTTTCATTCTCACAACCTACAAATGTTTGAACTGTGGAAGTACCTGTTTGTGAATAGGTTGTCTGTTCTACAGTTCCAGTAACTTCACCTATTTCTAATACCACACTTTTTTGACTTGAAGAATTTGGCATATTAAAGTTTTTGAGTTAATGAATTTTCAGATAAAGTATATTTAAACTCAACATAATGAAGGTTTTTTTCTGTTGAATACATCTTATATGAACCTTTTATTATGTTTATAGCAAGAAGCATTTTTCCATTAGCACTTGACATTCCTGCTATCATATAGTCTTGCCACCCTTCAACCTCTCTACAAACCCAAGCCTGAGGGGAAACAACAAGTTCCTCAAGCCATTCTGCATATTTTCTTGTTACTGGCTGTGTAAACATTGTATAAACCTCTTTCTTTGTGTTCCATAAACTTGATGAAGCGTGCTGACCTCTTATTGTACCAAAGGGCATTGAGTCAGTCGTTTGACCCCACTTTGTATTTCTATTAAAATCAGTATGTTTATCATACTCTCCTCCAGAAACAGAAACTTCTTTATTTTGTGTTCCTGTTGCTATAAACCAATCAAATCCACCCCTCATGTTTCTCCAAACAAAATGCTCTTGTTTACAACTTGATTTACTGCTATCAATTAATCTATAATACATTTTTGGTGAATATCTCTCTAATGAGTAGGTTGAGCTATTTTTATACTGAAGCTGAACACTCATTACGTCAGTAGTTAAATCACCTAAACCATTAAACAATAAACTTTGAAAAGCGTTATTATTTGACGCTAACACATATTCTAATGTTGGAGGAAATATATTTACATAGGTGTGCCTTGCATAACTTGAATCATTACTAAGAGCTTCGTAATCTTCACTATTTCCTGTTGTTTCATTCCAGACCCTAAGATAAGCAATTCTACCTGGAACACCTCTATAAAGAAGAGTCATAAAAAAATATTGACCACTATTAATGTCAATAGTGTTGTATTGAGGCATATTTGTAGTTAATTTAATAAGCTCTGTGTCCATTAATGGAGCTGATGAATTATTTTCTCCATTATTTACAAATTTATCAAGTCTTATGTTATCATTCTCAAAAGATGTTGACTCACCTGCTTTTGTTATTAATGGTACAACTATAAAAGGTTTTGATTCAAGAGTTTGCTCTTCATCAACATTTAAAATTCCAGAAGGTGAAAATATAGCTGGATTTATTCTTAGCATAAATCCTCTACCTATCATCTTGTGCCAAGTACCACAATAAGTACCATCATACCAACTTGTTATGTCCTCAAAGTAATATTTGCAAAAATCTGCTGCATTAAGAACAAAATAACCATCAGATGAATCTGAATATTGAGAATAACCATCAAACTGAACTCCAGTATCTTCATACTCACCACTACCAGGGCCTGTCTCTATTAAAAGTGTAGCTCTAACATGTGCTGGTTGATAATTGCCTTCAACTTGAACACCAATTATAATAGGTCTATAACATGTAACAAAAAGGCCATGAGGTTCGTGTTTTATTTCCCAATCTAATGCTTGATTTGCCATATTTTAGTATTTTAATTCTGTCATTATAAATTTGTTTATTTCCTGGTTTAATAAAGTTGCTATATCACCCATAATTTGTTTATCTAATTGTGCTTTAGCGTCATCAAGCCATCCTGTAGAATCTACAACTCTACCTCTTTTAACAGCTGTGTGAGCTATTGAAAAAGCCATTCTTTTTGCTGAAACAGAATCTATACCATATTTAGTTATAGCCCATTTAGTTAAAGCATCAATATATTTACTTGTTTGTCCAGATTTTCCTGACTTACCACTATAAGGAACATCACCTGGGCCTTTTAGTCCACCACCAGTATTCAATCTTACAGCTGAATCTTTACCTACAAACTCCCAAGTCAATTTTCCTCCAGAAACATCTGGTACTTTAGCACTTAAACTTTCTGCTGTTCTATATGTGTTTGATTGAGGTAATCTATTACCCCCTCTAACACCTGTGTTTAACTTACTTCTCATTATGCCAACGACATTTTGACCAGAGGTGTATAATACTTGAGCTAATTTATTTAAAATCATAATTATCCTGGGTTTTCAGTTTCTCCTGGTGGATATGTTGGTGGGAATGATGGGTTACTATCAAGGCATGGGTCAGCATCAGCACCATAACAACAAGTTCCATCATCTACCCCAGCTGAAGAATCATAATTTAAAGCTGCTGGGTCTGTACATCCGCAAGCTCCAAAGAAATCTTCACATGGGTCATTACAACCACTATTACTACTACCACCACCACCACAAGGGTCAACACTTACCGCAATATTTGCGATAGCATCAAATTTAACCCTAAGGACAACAAGATTATCATTAAAAGTTCCTTTATCTCTATATATTTGAACTTTATGTTTAGGTATATGAGCTTTACATCCACCACCACCACTTATACCAAGAGCAAGGCAAGATAACATATTCCAACATTTTAATTCAAGTTCAGCGAAAATGGAAACAACATCATCATCAAAAACCTGTATTCCTTGTGTTGAACCTAAACTAAGAGGTCTTGCTATTACAAGGTCAAATGAATAAACCTCCTTTACACCTTCAGCAATAAATGAACTTGGATAACCTATGTTTAATAAGTCATAATCAATATTGTGGTCAAAATTTATTTCTTCTGGTTTACCAAGTTTAACTGTATCAAAACCTGCGGCTGTAGCACAAGATTTAAAGTCTGTCATTAAACTAACTAAATTGTATGTTGTTGTATAACTCATTTTTTATTTTTTAATTCTTTATCATAAGCACTTTGACATCTAAAGTGAACATCCTTGCCATCCATGCCTTTAAAATATGAAGGCTCGTCAAAAGGAACTCCACAATGAGCACATGTTGGAGTTGTGTGTTTTTTACCTTCCTCATATTTTTTAACACAACCCTTATGAGCAAGACTTCCGTCTGATGTCTTTCTCCAACTACAAGGGCAACCCTTTAACTCTTTCCCACAATGTGCACAAAGTTTAACCTCTTTACTCATTATTTCCTATTCATTTTATTATACAGTCTCTCATATTCACCACAAGCACTTTTCCAAGACATATATGTCAAAACCTCATATAAATTTGTTATTAAAACACTATTAATAGCATTATAAGGCTGTTTTGTAAAAACCCCATCTTTGGCTAAATCATAAATACTATTTAACCATCCATATCCATCTATTGTTCCTTTAGCTGCTGCTGCTGCTTTAGGGTCTCCACCTGTTTTAGATAAATTAGGAAAGAGCTCATCAATTTGCTCTCTCGTTGAGACAAAAAAAAACCTATATCCCAAATTGTAGCCATATCAAGGTTTTCAAATTCTTTTGCTCGCTTATCTACAATTTCATCATTTATTAACCCCCTTTTCTCTCCTTTCTTTTTAGCTATTATAGCAGCTTGCTTTGGTAAAACATCTAAAGAGCCTTTCTCTAATTGCTTATTATTTATTTCAACTTGTTCTGCTTCAACAAATGTTCCAAAATTCTCTTTTGCCATACCTATTTCTGGCAAGTAATAAACCTCATCTTTATATTTGAATTTTGAAAGAGGTATTGGTTGATAAGTTTCATTTAAAAAAGACATTTCTTTTAAAATTTTTTCAACATCATTAAAATCACACATAGATATTTCTTCATCACTAAGGTCAGTCCAAAAAGCAACCATCTTTGTGTTAAATTTTATATTATCCAAACTCATCTGCAACTCTCTAATATCCTCATCCATTTCATCATACTTCTTATTAAGCTCTTTTTCTGAATCTTCAGATTTTGTTATTTTCAAGAAACTATTAAACTGCCTGAAGCTTATATCACCCCAAGAAGATGGTATTTCTACCTCTTTTCCTGCTATTTTTACTTTTTTCATTAATTTAAACAAATTTTATGGTAATCATCTCCTGAACAATCTATATAATCTAAACTATCAAGCGTTTCATTTACCAAGTTATTAAGTCTTTCTGTTGTGTCTATTAAATCTAACAATGTAACGTCAATCATGTGCATATAACCAATAACAGCGTAATAAACTGTCATAGGCAATGTTTTCATCCATTTTTCTGTATATTCACCTCCTAAAAATGAAAATACAACATCATCATTACTTTTTTCTATCAATTCCTCTAAAACATTTAAAAACATTTCAAAATCTTCATCATTTTCAGTTATTTCATCAATGTAATTTTGAATTTGCTCTAAAAAATGCACAAGAACAGTTTTATGACCTTGATTTGCACACATTATTTTAGTATTTCCCCTCATATCATGCAATAATAAGAAAAAGTTTACATTTTCTCAACCCATGTTTGGAATATTCTAACCCCATGCAAGTATTTTATTACCACCACCAAACAAGAATTTCATCCTCATCATTAAACTATCAGCATAATCAGGAGACCTACCAATAGCTTGCTTTATCTCTTTTTTAGATAAAATAGCTAATTTTCCATCTAAATCTATATTTTTCCTTCTAACAACCTCTAATTCTTCAATAATTTTGTTTCTTGTATCAATATCTTTGCATTTTATACCAATATTACCTGCATTTATCTGTTCCGCAAGCTTATAATAGCATTGACTCTTTAAATTCTTGTAGTTTTCCTTTTTCATTGGTTTACTATTGTTTATAAAGGGAGAAACACCCTTCATGTAGTGAGAAAGGTATTGCCCTACACCATCTGAGTCAATTACAATGTTTTTTCTTGGAATATTGTGTTTTTCCGCTAAATTCTTAATTAATACCTCAATAGAGTTAGCAGAGCTCTTGTTTTTTGTTATAATCTCCTCAACAACCAATCCTTTCCATCTTGTAATCACCATTTTATCACTACCCATAAGAGCTACATCACAAGAAAGGTAAGAATCTTCTCCTGGACTAACCGAGCTTTTAAAACAATCAAGCAAAGCTTCATAGTCAAAGAGCCTATCCTTACCTTCATCATACTCCCAGTTACCATGCAATAATCTCTCTCTTGAAACTGGGTCAAGTGTTTTTAGTTGTTTTTCGTAATATTCTGATATATGGGGGTTGTCTTTTAATTTTGCCTGAATAAATTTCTGGTGCTCTGGTAAATTATCATCCCTCCATTGTTTATAAAAATCATAAACCCAGTTCTTAGCTGGATTACAAGACATAAGTATCTTTGGCCGAAGGCCAAATTCGCCAAGTTTATAACGAATCCTGGAAGCAACCACATTCTTTGCTTTCTCTGTACATTGATTTACCTCATCCACAAAAGCTCCAGAAATCTCTAAAGAACCTAAAGAGTCAAAATTAGGGTCAGCTGGATATTGATAAAGGTCTTTTAACAGGATTTGACTGCCATTAGTAAATTCAATAACATTAGATTGAGCATTGAACTTGTAATGCTCTCCTTTTTTAACTTTCCAGTCACCACAAACAGAGAAAAATGAATTAAGAGTAGTTTCTTTTAATGTTTTTAATACGGCACGACCCATTAACCACCTTGTTCCAGGGTATCTTAAACAGGAATATAATAACCAAGCAGCACCAAAATAAGATTTACCTCCACCAGCAGAACCCCCAAAAAGAATCTCAGAGGTTGTGTCATCATGTAGGTAATCCCAAGCCTTATGTTGTTTTATAGTTGGCTTGAAATCAATCTTCATTTTCTTTTGAAATACTTTATTGGTTTCATTATTAGATTCTCAGTAAGGTAATATACTAATATTACTGGCAATAACCATATTACCGAAATAATAGCGAATACATTTAATAGCATGTCTGCTTCTTTGTTTAAAATGTTTTTAAAATTCATAGTTTTATTTTTAAATTAAGACCAAAAGTCAATTCCATAAATATTATTACCAAAAGTTCTAACCCAAGCTTTAAAATCAGCATTAGGCACAGTTATTTGAAGGCTATTATATGAAGGGTCTGTTTCACTTGGGGTTTTTGCAATAATACTAAGCTTATCCCAGTTTGAAGATGGAACACCCACAAGCCTTCTAATTTGAGAAAGTTTTATTTTACCTAAATGATGTTTTTTCTCAAGGAAGAGAACACTAACCATAAACTGAGCCACAGAGTCTTTATTACGACCATCAGATGATGGGTCTTTTGTTACTAAGTCAAATTGCATATCTATATTAAATCCTGATTTTGCCATATCTTATAATTTTAATTTGTGAAAAAAGTTTCTTGTATTATTCATTTATTTTTATTAAATTGAGAACTCATTTGTTTTTTAGAGTTAATAATTATTTCTGACAAACAAAGATAATTGTTTTGCTTGTCAAAACAAACTAAAAAATTATTGAGTACGGATATATTATATCTATTTCTCATCCTCTGGCTTTGTGTAGTTAAATACAAAACCCTCTCCCCCACTTGTTAAATCAACCCTATCAATACTCATCCCCTTCATTTTTGCAATATCCTGTAAAAGCAATCTACATATATTCAAATCACCACTTCTATAACCCTTAGTATATAAATCATACAACATCATTGTATGCTTATCAACTTCAAATTGCTTCTCCTCATCAAACTGTTCCTTAAAATACTCTAAAGCCCTTTTGTAATATATTGAAGCCTGTCTTTTTTGTATTCCCCAGTTCTTCTCGCAATACTCAACTATATCAGTATATCTAATCCCTTGTAAAACTAATCTAACAACCTCAGAAGTCCTCTTGTGAGCCTCTAACTTAGTAGCCTTACCTTCAAATTTAGTCTGAATCTTTCCAGTTCCAGTTTCAATAATCTCAGTTTTAATATCGTCCTTTATATCCATAATTTCTTGTGCATAATAATTATTTTCCAAATATATATAAAAGAGCCTTAAATGTCAAGGAAATATATTACACAATGTGTATAATAATTTGAGTAGGAAAAAGTAGTGTGAATATCAGACCCCTCTCAAAATCAGCCCTTTTTTCGTAAATCTAATATAATTTGACCTAAATATTAATATAATTCATTAGAAGGCTTGTAAATAGGCTTAAATTAATTGTATTAGTGTTGTATAATGTATATAAATTGCTTATCTATATATATTTTATTTTATATCAATCAACACACACACACCACACACAAACCCACACACCACCACACCACACACACAAAGAAACAACCCAAACAATAAGACAAAAAAAAACCCTCTAAAAAATAGAGGGCTAAAAATTATATATAGTAGCTATATTATATATGTTTTTTTACTTCAACAATCAACAAACATTTAATTTTATCGTCTCTATATGGTGATAAACTTCCGATTGTTCGCACTTCTTTTTGATATACTTGCAAAGCTTTAATACTTCCGTTTGTGTTTTGTCTGTTATTATTTCCAGCTT